AATGGACCAGGTGCTCCCGGATCCGTTTGTCCAGGTGGCAGTGGAGGAATTGCTCGTCGCGGCAGCGGACACGGTGCTGAATGTCATCGTCGTGCCGCCCGTGGTGTAACCGGTTCCCGTCAGCTCGGTCATATTGGCGGTGGCGGTAGGCGCGCTGGTCCCCAGTTTCGTCTTCAATGTCGTGGGCGCCGTGTAATTGACCCCGTTCAGCTCTGCTTTCAGCACGAGCGTGGCGTCAGTCTGGTCGAACATTGCCATTTTAGGTAGTCACCTCCTCGGAAATAAAAAGAGCCTGATCCCTGGCAGCCGCCATCTCCATCAGCTCCTGGATATCGAAAAGCATCAGGCGCGCAGTCGCGGTGATCGTGACCGGACGGCACCCGATCCCCGCGTGATCATGCTGCACGGGACAGCAACGGCATGTCACTGCCTGGTCAGGGTGCTGGTAATCGTAGGTTTCCGCGATAGCATGGCACTGCTGGCATTCCACCGTCAGCGGGTCAAGGGGGAATTCCATGATGCTCCTGCTATACTGAGTGAGTGAAATTCGAGATAGAGACTGAGTACCTCGGGCTCATTGAGCTGAGGAAATACGAATGGGTCAGCGTCGTCCTGCCTGACGGGCGCCAGGTCACTGTCTTTGATGACATGATCTACATCGCCACTGAACAGGACATCATCAGCCATAAGGACGGGAAGAAAATATGGGAGGCGTCGGGCTCCTCTTACGGGAAAGTCCTTATGAGCCGTAGCCCGGGAGCGTCGTCCCGGTCCGCCGGTTCTGCTTCGCCTGCTGCAGCAGCTTCTTCTGGACTTCGGCGGTGATCTGCTTGATCTGCGCCGTACTCAGCGTGAGGGTGGTGGAGGACCCTCCGCCGCCCATCGAGATGCTGACCGAGACGTTGTTGTAATTGAATGTCCCGGACTTCAGGTTCGGGGCCAGCGTCCCCCCGTAGACGGACATGGCCGCCTGCGCCCCGAGCCCCTTGCTCGCCTTGTTGATCGCGTTCCACAGCTGGTTCACCGCCGCCACCCCCCCGGAGGGCCCGCCCCCGAGGATCGACTGGGCCAGCGCGTCCCCCTGCTGCGGCCCCGCCGCGATCAGCTGCTGCGCCAGCCCCTTGCTCAGCCCGTCCTTGGACAGGGTGTGCATGTCCTTGGTGAACGACTGGATGGAACTCAGGTACCCCTGCATCGACTGCGCTACCGTGGACTGGGTGGTATCCAGGCTGGACAGCCCCAGCCCGGAGACGGTGCTGGCGGCGGTGCTCTTGGCGTAGTTGACTTCCGTGGCGATCTGGCTGACGATGCCTTTCGCCGCCGATTCCGCCTCCGGGCCCAGGTCCTTCGCCGCGTCGTTGATCCCCTTGATGATGGTGACCGCGAACGGCTTCATGGCTCCCGGGGCGAGCTGGCTCGCGGCCTGGGTGACCGCGCCCGCGACAGCCGCGACGGCTGCCGGGGGAAGGGCGGCAGACGAGGGGGCGGACCCTCCCCCGAAGACCCGGCCTTCCCGCAGTCCCGACACCGCCGCAGTCAGCTCGTCGGAAATGGTGCCCATCATCCCGGACAGCTGCTGCGACAGCAGGTCCTCCATATCCCCGAACATGCCCCGGATCTCGTAGAGACCGTCCATAATCCCCCCGGCGGCGAACCCCGGGACCTTGTGCGCCGCCATGAACGGGGCGATCTGGTGCACCAGGTGCTTCGGCACGACCGCCTCGCCCGGCTCCAGCATCGCCGGGAAGATATCTCCCCCGCCGTAACCCGGGACACGCCACCCGGTCTGGGCGTTGGTCAGCCGCATCCCGCCGCCGGAACCCGCGAGGGTCGCCGGAGCGATCCCCCCTGCCGGGGTGGCGGCCCCGATGTACTGGCTGAGCACCCGGTTGATCGTGGTGACCACGACGCTGACGCTTTTCCCGTGCACCTGCGCGATCGCGGCGATCAGGTTCTGCACCGCCGCCGGATTCGCGGTCGCGTGGATGTTCACGTCCTTGCTCTCCAGCGAGGAGATCAGGGACTTCAGCGATTCGGCGGCGGCGGCCCCGGATACGCTGACCTTGATGTTCATCGCGGCCTGCACCTGCCCGACGATGCCCTTGATAGCTGAAGCCGACAGGCCCTTCCCGGACAGGGCGCTGCCGATGATCGCCTTCACGTCCCCCGCCGACGCGCTCACCGACTTGAAATCCTGCGCGAGGGACTGCGCGGCAGCATGGAAGGCGCTGGTGTTCACGTCCCCGGCGGCGGCCTTGAAGTCCTTCATGTCCTGTGACATCTTCGGCAGGTTCAGCGAGCCCTTCGCCAGGGCCGCGTACGCGTCCTCCTGCATGGTGGACCCGAACTTCTGCGCCTGCGCGGAGACATCCGACAGCCCGATAGTCCCCTGGGTTACGGTCGCGTTGTACTTCTTCTGCGAGTCGGCGGCCTTGTCGATCGCCCCGGAGATCGCCGCGTAGTTCTGCGCCTGGGTCTTCCCGGACTGGTACGCGGGGCCCCCGACCTCCTGGGACAGGATCCCCAGCTGCGCCAGGGCAGCAGGGGACTGCCGCGCGTACGGGAGAAGCTGCTGCGCCTGGTAGGCGCCCGCCCCGGCGACCTGGGCCCCGGAGAGTACCCCGGAGGTCTGCGCGGTGCGCAGCCAGTCCAGCATGGATCCGGCCTGCTGGATCAGCCCCGGGTTGGTCGTGGAGACATTGCTGAACGCCGACCAGGCCTGCTGTGACGCGGGGCTGGTGAACCCCACTAGCGCTTTCGCGATCGCCCCGGTCGATTCCTTCGTCGCGGACGCAGACAGCTTGGTGACCTCCGCCGCGTCGGCAGCGGACTTCAGCGACGACCCGAGAGACTGCATCGTCTGGATCGACCCGGCGAACCCGGTCGCGCCCATGCTCCCCCCGGCGGCGTTGGAGATCAGCTGATCCCAGGCCGGGTTGACCGTCCCCAGCTGCGATCCCTGCAGCCCCTGCGCGATCTGCACCGCCCCGACGTTCGCGAACAGCGACCCCCGGGACTGGCTCATCGCCTTGTACCCGGCGGCGGTGTTCGCGATCTGCTGCATCGCGACCGCGCTCAGCTTCCCGCCCTTGAACGCGGTGGCCGTCTGCAGTCCCGCCATGTCCGCGAGGGCATACGCCTGCTCCAGGCTTCCCCCGGTCGCGGACTGGATCTGCCCCCCGGCGGACAGCAGCTCGTTCAGCTGCTGAGCTGCGTTCTGCAGGGCCACGTTCGCGGTCCCCCCGGACGTCCGCACCTTCGGCCCCCCGAAGGCAGAGAAAATCCCCTGCGTGGCGTCCCGCATCCCGCCGAAAATGTCCCCGTGCGCGAATGTCTCTGCGAGTCCGTGCCCGATGGCGCGATCCGGGGACAACGACCCGGCCTGCCCGGCGATGCTGGCGAACTGGTTCATGTTGGAGAACAGGGTGTCGCCCGCCTGGCTGAAGCTCGCCTGGCCCGCTAGTGTCTGCAGCCGCTGCACCCACTGCTGCGTCGGGGATGCGGCAGTGATCGTCTTGCCGATAGCGTAGGCCCCGGCCGCTATTCCGGCGATCGAAGCCCCGCCCAAAGACCCCAGCGCTCCCGCCGCCCCGGTCCCGGCGATCGTATCCCCTTCGGCTGCAGCCAGGCCTGCCGCGACATCATCCGCCGTCGCTGTCCGGGCGACAGTCCCGAGAATCCCCCCGGGAGCCCTTCCCATCAAGTTCGCGAGGCTTCCGACCATCCCCACCCCGTACCGGTTGCCCGCTTCCGCAGCCAGTCCCAGCCCCAGCAGGTTCGTCGGGATATGCCCAGTCAGCCAGGACGCCCCCTTGGTGATCCCCTGCAAGGTGGAAAGAAGATCCCCGCCGACCCCGGGAAGAGCGGGGGCGACATGCAGGAACGTCGTCCCGATATTCCCCAGCACATCCCCGAACTGCTGCAGATCACCGGTCCCCTGGGATACCAGGTCATTCAGGGATTTCCCCTCGCCGCCCTTGAAGGCCAGCGTCACCTTCGCGGCGAACCGGTCCACCATGTCAAGAGTATTCGTGCCCAGCTGCCAGAAGTTGCTCAGGCCCCCGGACGCATTGTCCGTGGCGGCCTTGATGGAATTGATCCCGGCCCCGAGAAGCTCCCATACCTGCGGGTCAGCAGCGGTCTGCGCTTCCTGCAGGGCATCCCCGAGGCCCAGCATCTGCCCGGGAGTCTGCCCCCCGATGCCGCTGCCCAGCGACTGCCCCACCGCATTGATGGCAACCATGCGCCCGTACAGGGTCTGGCCGCCTTCAAGGCCCACGGCACCTGCCGCCAGCCCGGCGACAGTCGCAGGCCCGGCGGTCGCAAGGACCTCGTTCATCCCCATCATGATGTAATGCCCGATGGTCAGCCACCGGCCGACGTTCGGGACGATCGTGGCACCCCGCTCACCGGCCCGGCCCAGGTCGAACGCGCCGCCGCCCGCGATCGCCCCGGCAGCTCCCAGCCCGAGATCCGCCAGTCCCCCGAGGCCGCCCGCCGCCCTGACCGCGACATTACGGGCAGCATCCGCGAGAGCGTAGCCCCCGAGGTTCCCGACAGCAGCCCGGACGGTACCCCCGATACCGGAATTGAAGAGCGTCGCGGCAACCGCAGCGACAGCCCCGCTTGCGACGAGATCCGGGATGATCGAGCTGTACCTCCGGGATGCCTCGTCAGCGGCCATCGCAGCCAGGACACCCCGGGAAAGACCTCCTCCTCCGCCGCTGAGACCGCTCCCGAGACCGGCGCCTGCCGTTGCCCCTATCACCGATGCGGCGACGTCCCCTGCTGCGTCAGTGCCCCCGCTGCGGGGGAACAGCCTCGCCGCCACCGCATTCGCGAAGGTGTCCGCGAAAGACCCGACGTCCTGCCGGGATGCAGCAGCCGCTTCCCGCTGCCCGGCGATCATCCGGGACAGCAGGAGAGCATCCGTTCCCTTGCTGAAAGTGCCCCCCGCACTTCTTCTGATCGCAGCAGCCGCCTCGATAATCGGGTCGATGGCAGCAGCATCATCCCCTGCCCCCCTCGCGATCCCCGCAGTAGCCAGAGCGTCGGTGAGAATGCTCCCGCTGGTGCTCCTCAGCTTGGAATAAGTTGTTGATACTGCCGACTGGCCCGCCACTGCGGCCCTTTCCGCAGCCCGGCCCAGCCTCTCAGTCTCCTGCGTCAGCTTCGCGACGGCAATTCTTTCCTTCTCCAGTGCCACCGCCCGCGCATCCGACGCGGCCTGCGCTTGTTTCGTTATATCCGCGATGCGCTGGTCTGCCGCCGACGCCCGCACTTCCTGCCAGGCGAGCGCGACCTTCGCGATCTCCCTCTGCTCTTCCCGCAGCTTCGTGATATGATCATTCGCCATCTTGATCATATCGGCCTCGTAAGCCTTCTGCTGCTCAGCTTCCTCCATCTTGTTCCACAGGCGCTCATTCATGACCTGCCGCATGGCGGAGGCGTGAGCATCAGGGGAGAAAAGCTGCCCTCCGGTGTTCCTGGCGAAATCCTCCAGCTGCCGCTTGAACGCAGCGAGATCCCTGCCGATCCCTTCCAGGGAATTATGCAGCCCCTCATTCTTCCCGATCATCTGATCGAGGGCTTCTATGTAATCGCTGCTGTCAGCCCCGAAAGGCTGGACGACACTGGGAAGACCCTTAGGCATTACTCACCTCCTCGATAGATATCACGGGTCGTAGGGAAGGAATCCCTCGACAGCGGCCTCCTGCAGCTCCCCGTCCCGGATCGCCTCTTCCGTAGTGGGCCCCAGGAACGGATGCGGCGGGGAAACCAGGAACTCGTGGTACCAGGAACCTCCGGTGTCCGTCCAGTGCAGGAACTTCCCGGACGTCGGGACAATAACGCAGCCGAACTCCAGGATCCGGGAATACTCCGCCGAGTTCCCCACAAACGCAGTAGCCCGCAAACCAGTGTGCGCCGGGGTCCAATACATGCTCCGGGACAGTTCCCCGGAGGCGTAGGCAGGCGGCTCCCCGCCTTTGGCCCGGTGCCACATCCCCTGCGGATGGGAAATCCTCGTGAGAGTCCTCTTCGACGTGCGGTCCGCGATGTACCTCGCCATCGCATTAGCTGCGGGAGGGGCACCCTGCAAAGCTTTGTTCCGCACCTGGATCAGGTACTCCAGGTTTTCCTTCGGAGTAACCATTACCCCCGCGCAGCCATCCTTGCCAGCAGCTCATCCACCGCCGGGCCCATGAACTTCCCCGCCACCACGCTCACGTCATACTCCCCGGCAAATTCCCGCAGTTTCTCCCTCGGGACCTCATCCCTGCGGTCATAGGCCTCCTCGAAAGCGGTGACCATCTCCTTCACCGAGGGCCTGATCCACCAGCCTTTATGGACCCCGTTCCAGAAGGGCTCCCCGTCCACCTGGACGCCGAAGGGATTCAGCTCCTCCATCGCGGACGCGCGGGTGGTAATGACGGGCGTGCCGCAGGCCTGGGCCTCGATGATGGGCAGCCCGAAGCCTTCCCCGTAGGAGCACCCGGCCATCACGTCGATCGCCCCGTACCAGTCCGCGAGATCGGCTGGCTGGATCAGCCCGCCGTGGTAGCGGTACTGGTCGGCGGCCCGGATGCAGTCGGTGATCCCGAGGTTCTCCGCGAGGGCCTCCAGGTCCTGTCCCCCGTCCTGGTGGATCCCGGTATGCAGGGTCAGCAGGGAATCCGGGTGGGAGCGGTGGAATTTCGCGAACGCGAGCATCTGCTCCGGGTGGCCCTTGCGGATCGCGTCGTTGTTGGCCCCGTTCAGCCCGATGACGAACTTATCCGGGTCCAGCCCGGCTAGTTCCTTTGCCTTCCGGCGGTCTTCCGGTGGACGGAAAATCTCCGTGTCGATCCCGTGCGGGACGTAGACGGGATTAAATCCGGCGGTGCGGAACCTGTCATAGCCGAAGCGGGACATCGCGATCAGCTGGGCGCCTGATGCGTCGATGCAGGCCTTGTCCGCGACGGACATGGGGCGGCAGTCCGAGGGCAGCCAGTGCGCGACCGGCATCTCCTTCAGCAGCTGCGCATCCAGCACCCAGACATCCCCGAGGGTGATCACGAGATCGGGATTGACGGCCTTGCAGTGCTGGGACAAGCTCGCGGAGCAGTACCCGTGGCCGAACCCGGGGAGAATGGGGATGCCATTCCAGTTCGTCGGGGCGCCCGACAGCCCCCAGTAGGCGCTGACGACGACATCATGCCCCATTTCCTTCAGTTTCTGGATCCATATCGCTGTCTGGGTTCCGTAACCACTGGGCGCCCAGGGGCTGCATGAATGCCACATCAGACTGGCCACGCGCGACTCTTCTCATTTGTCAGCAAGTTGTGCGCCTGCCATACCCTCGCCGTCTTCCATGACGAGGAGCCAGTGCGCCTGTTCCAGGGTCAGTTCATCCACCTGCTGCGGCGTCCAGCCTTTCAGCTTGGAGAACTTGTGATACAGCCACATCTCCTCCGGGAGTCCTTCCGGTGCCTTCGGGGAGAACCGCGAATCGTGGTTGTTCGCGTGGTAGATGAAGATCTGCGCTATTCGGCTGGCTGCTTTTTTGGGTCCGTGGCACCGCGCCCCGCGATCTTGTCCATCAGCGGCTGGATCTCCCGCTCGATGATCGCGTAGTCATCGAGGTCCATGTCCCCGATCACCACATCCGCCGCCGCGTAACTGTTATTCGCCGGGATGGGGTAGGGGAAGCTCCAGGCGGTGATGATCCGTCCGAGAAGGGCGTTGCGCTGGTCATTCTGCATCGCCAGCATCGACATCGAGTTGGATGTCTCGTGCAGCTCGATCTTCGCGACCTCCTGGACGGCGAGACGGTCGCGGACTTTCAGGTCGGTGCGGAAATCCACCCAGTTGGCGGTCCCGTCAGCCTGCATGCTGGCAAGCTCAATGCGCATTCGCGTCTCCTTCTGATAGGATGTTCCACGTGGAACGATGGCTGCCTGTCCCGGGATGGGAAGGGCTATACGAAATAAGCTGCCTCGGCAGGGTTAGATCCCTGCCGAGGCAGACGTATTCAGGCATACGTGGCGGCAAGGTTCTGAAGCCAAGGGAATACCGGAACAAGAAAAGCGGTCGTTTGCAGCACTTGTACGTGGTCTTTACCGCACCGGGCCAGAAGCGTATGACGTACTCCGTGCATAAGCTGGTAATGCTCGCCTTTAGGGGGCTCTGCCCCGAGGGGATGCAGGTACGTCATCTCAACGGGAATCCTGCTGATAACCGCTATCCGGAGAACCTGGTTTACGGAACCCCGGAAGAAAACATGAAGGACCGTGATGAACGGCACGGAACTAACTATGAACTAAATAGGACTCACTGCCCGCAAGACCATCCATACGATTAGTAAGTAGGGGTATTGTTCGTAAGGACAATGGTGCCCGGCCCAAGACCCCCGCTACCGCCGACATTCGTTGCATTGGAAATTCCCTCGAAGGTGTTGCCGTACCCGACGAGGATCTTGCTCCGCATGATCTTCGACTTGGTGTTCGCCACCTGGTTCGCATTGAAGGTCAGCGTGAACGGGGTGCCCGAGTTCGGGATGCTCGCGTTGGACATCGTGATGCTCATAGGCGCCTGGGCGTTGAGCAGCATCAGGTCCAGCGGGGTCTCACTGTTCGTCGGGTCCCACTGGATGCTCCCGTCCATCGTCAGAGGCCCCCGTGCGATGATGAACGGATTCTGCTGGCCCTGGACCGTCCAGTAGACCTGGGTGGCGCGCTTGAAGCTGACCATGAACTCGCCGATCCCGGAATAGGCTCCCGTGCTGGAGACCGTGTTCCCGGCGATGACGACGGTGCTCACCCAGTTGGGGATCGGGCGGGAGTTGGTGGTCACGTTGGTCACGGCGGACGTCGCCACCGTGGAGATCCAGGAATCCCCGGCCATCTTGATGCTCAGCAGCTGCTCCGCGTTGCCGCTGAAATCCAGCGACTTCAGCACCCCAGACGGGTACTGCCGGGCCCCGTAAGTATTCGTCGGGGCCGTGCCGTAAGTGGCGCTGGTGAAGACGTTGACGATATTGGTCACGTCGGTGAACGTGTGCGTCGGGGGCTGCGCCCCGTAGGCGCCGCCGTACCCGAGGGGAGAATTCAGCGCCGCGAACGTATGCGTGAAAGGCGTCCCGCAGGTGCTCACCGTCGCGCCCGTCGCGTGGGTGAACCGCAGCGGGTTGTTCGCGAAGTTCACGATGTTCGACGCGGCGGTGGTGGAGATGATCACCACTTCGGACGTGGATCCGGTCCCGATCTGGATAGTCGCGTTCGCGGTGTAAGACGTCGGGGTGGTGGAGCTGAGCGTCATCGCGACGGCCCCCACCGCCAGCGCCGAGTTCGCTGTCGCGGCATTGGCCGCGCCGGTCCCGGTGCTGGACAGGTCCCCGAAGACATTATCGAAGAAATACCCGTGCGAATCCAGGAAGTTGGGTCCCCCGAACGAGAACGTCCCCGACTCGACCCCGAGAGTCTTGTAGAACAGGTCCGTCATGCTCCCACGGATCGCCTTGTCGTCCAGGAACTTCGGGGTGTCCTCCGGCTCGAAGGAGTTCTGGTCCAGCGGGTGCGTGATGACCGGGAGCACGGGGGTCCCGCCGGTCAGCTCCCGGGCGACCCCGAGCCAGGTGAGGACATTAGGATAGACATTG